TAGTCTGGGAGCTTTCAGCTCTGACAGACTAACTCAGCAGTGCAAGAAATTTCATGCACTGCTGAAATGGAAGGCCCTGCGTTCTGAGACGCAGGATCCCGAAATTCCGGAAGATTTTCCGGGATTTGGCGCCGAGAGGTCTAACCTCAAGGAACTTCCGCCACTTTGGCGGAAGTTATGTCCCTGGCTGGAATCAGTCTGGGATCGCGGGGTGATGACCAAGGCCGAGGCAACTCGGCTTTGTCATCTCTGCACCAGTAGGGGAATGCCTGCTGGTGGAAATGCAACACGCGAGGCGAGTCTGCTTAAGAATGCAGACACGCTACACCGCAGTGTCGCAACGACCGAGGTCCGGAGTGCGATACTCCGACGGTTATCCATCCTAATCGGAAGGTCGATCGTCAAGAATTTCAAGCCAAGATCTTTCAGATCTTTGGGACACCTCTCACTAACCTCCTCGGCGAGCATTGACTCGTCGGTTAGGGATGGTGGTAGGGCTGCCGAAGTTGCGGTAAAGTACCGTAACTGGGCTACTCGAATTTCGGACGAGGACGTGCAAGGCACGACCTGGTTCGGCGAGCCGTTCCTTTTGATGAAAGGAAGGCCCGTTTGGACTACCATGTGCAGGGACAACCCTGTATATGATAGTTCCCGTGTCTTCGGTGAATCCGCCGAAGACATGGTCCTCGATTTTGAAAATTTCAAATACGAGGATCCTCTCTATGGACTCGATGCCTACACCGGGAAGCAACTTCTCCAGTGGTCAATCGAGGACTGCCTGGCAAACAAAATTTTGTCAGGAGGTCGTTTCCGGGAAACCGGAATTCCATTGAGACGAGGTCCGAATGCACCGTCAATACGGGCATCCGCGATCGGCGAACCCGGGGCAAAGTCCCGGATCGTCACTGTTGGAGAAGACTGTTTGACAATCTGTCTACAACCGTTTTCGCACCACCTGATAGGTCTGCTAAAACTTCATCCCTCTGCCACCGCAGGATTGTCCCGCGGTTGGCAGGGTTATGAATGGGTAAAGGGGCTACGCAATGCGTCCCCCGTGCCCAATGAGACCACCTACTACGCTAGTAGTGATCTCTCTCAGGCTACAGATTTCTGTATACATAAGTACTCTCTAGCAATGCTAGAGGGCCTGATGGAGGGATTGGGGGAGAAGAACCCCTACCTCCAGATCTGTGCGGAACTATTGTGTTCTCCGCGCAGATACGAGTCAGAGATCGGAGATTACTTCGACACGCTGACAACCTCGGGTGTCCTAATGGGAGACCCGGGGACGAAGGCTGTTCTCACGATGCACAACTTGTGTGCCGAGTGGGAGGCCTTCATCCGACATTCATTCGGAATGTTGGAATCCTCCGATGAAGAGTTTTACTCTTATCTGAGGCGGTCCAAAGGGGCTCCAGCGAAACGCTGGAGACACTTTGCTTGCTCAGGCGATGATTACACCGCACAAGGACCGAAATCGTACCTTCAGCGAATTTCGCTGAACCACTTGAAGAACGGAATGTCCGTTTCGTGGTCTCAGAACTTTTTAAGTCCGATAGGTGCTTTCTACTGTGAGGAGATGATCCTCACGGTAGGCTTGAAATCGTCCGAAATTTATGGAGTGGTGACACCACTTCATGAACGTGACTACAAGAGTCATCCTCACATCGATGCGATGAAGGTCAGACTACTTTCCCCTTGTGCCAAGGAGCACGAGGGAAAAGACGAGCCGAACCCTGCCATTGGCAAGGCGCGCCAGGTACAAAGTATGCTGGCTTGGCTCGGAGGAGGTTTCGAGGCCATGGTTCCCATGGTCTCCAAACGATTCGAGCAGAGAATGGAATCATTCCTGCCGAAAAATCTCAGCTTGAGATACCTTCCAGTTTTGCTGGGAGGTATCGGAGCTCCTGCGTTCCATCGAAGCGATGCAGAACTCAGATCCATCTTCCGATCAATGGTCGGAAGGCAGATGCAGGCCATAGTGCGATGCCTCAACGGTACCGCACCTTTCCTCGAACGGCAGACGCTGGCGACTTTCGCCACGAATGCACGTGCACGGGGCCTCTCTACCGATGTGGTCAAGGACCAGATCAAGGAGATATTGTCTAACGCCGAGTTAACACTCGGTGTAGACGACAGTGCGCTCCAACTACTAGTTGGAGCACCTGATTCTGAATGGTCTCATTTGAGATTTTCAGACAAGAAAGACATCGCTAAACGCCATGGGTTTCTTTCCATCGATGATGCTTTGAACAACATCGATCGACCTTACTTGTTTAGGAATTTGCTCGCACCCGAGATATCTCGGAGTCACGGGGAAAATCCCTACAAGGACAAGGCGTATGACGCCCGACCTTGGCAAGTTAGGGAGGAAGCTCTATACAGTAATCTGTACAAGAGCTCCACGGATCCCCCCCCGGTAAGCGAGGAGGATCTGGTTGCATTACCTGCCAAATTGGCGGGAAGTGCTCTAGTCCACGGACGTGGTCTAGATGTACCGAAACCAACAATGTTTGTTCCGGAGACGGTCGTAGTGTCAGATTCACTCTGTACTCTACGGGTACCACTAAAATAGTGGGCCCAACCGTGCAGGACTTGGTTTTGTTGAGAAGCCGGGGCCACTCTAC